CACAGTATAAAACTTTATTACAGAGACTGGTTTTCGAGTTCTAGGTATACGCTACCTGGAAATAGCCAGGGTCTATAACACAGTCGTTCACAATCAAGCGGACGAATAAGGTATACGCTACCTGGAAATAGCCAGGGTCTATAACATACATCTTTATTCGAAAACATGATAAATAGGTATACGCAACCCGGAAATAACCAGGGTCTATAACATATCTTTTCTGTCGATCCCTCTGTATACAGGTATACGCAACCCGGAAATAACCGTGTTTTCTTTTGTTGTTATCCTAAATATGGGGGACCAATTTACAAAGGAATACAATTTAATGATAAGGATGAAGTAAAGGAAAAGGGTATCGGTGGTTTGTTAGTTTAGCGTTTTTAAAGGGTGAGAATGATGAGAAGATACTGCAGCCGTTATCGATGAAACCATTATATTCGATACCACTAGAATTTGTTCCGAATGATCTGTATTCAATAAGAAGCGGAGTCTGTTGTCTTCTCGAGTACAAATCAAGTGAAAACCATGTTTTGCGCAAAAAGAAACAACAAGCAAATTTTGCCTGTTGTTCTCTAAAATTTGGTGTTCTATTTTAGGTCTTTTGACTGTAACTCATCCACAAGTGTTTTCAACTCTTTGTTTTCCTCACATTTTGACAACAAACACAAACATTTACAAGAATCAGGTTCTGATTCATCCTGTTCATTCCAACAGCAGCAGGAAACATGTTCAACATCAGTATTGAATACAGAACAATGAGATCCGCAACCAAAAACAGCAAAGCATTTTTCAGGATCATCTGTGTCATTCCCTTTTTCGTCACAACAGGACTCACTGCTTGGTTTAGCTTCAGAATACGGACACCGGCAATCACACAGTCGTTTTCGAGGATCAATCCCATTCTTTTCACAATCAATAAGAAGTGCCTTCAACTTCTCCTTGTTAACGTTTTCGATTTTCACGGCATGTCTTTCTCTGTACGATTTTTCGTCCCTTTTGTTCTGAAGATGGCGAACAAGACAAAACACAATATAGAATGCAATTAAAATCAATACGTAATAAACAGCACGCATAATAGTTTCCTCCTTATTTTGAATACGTTTTTTTTGTTGTTATCTTAAATATATATATCCAAGTTACAAAGAAATGCCTGTTGTCCTAAAAATCGTAGAATATCCCTGTATTCCCACATTTCGGACACGTAACATAGATATCGCCAACATCCGGATCAGGATCATTCTTTATACAACCAGGGCTGCAATACTTACAAAATACGCAGCTACATTTGTTACATCTAAATATATCCCAGCTTTTTCGTCTGCATACCGGACATGACTCTCCGGCTACGTTTGGATTTTTGTATACATAACTGATTCCTATCGCCATAATAATGGTCTCCTTCAATTCAAATTCTTTTGCTGTACGTTTTCTGATTCCTTTACACATGTTACTCAGATCGTTTGCTATGTTTTCGGCGCCGCTTTTAGAAATCTTTTTTTTAAGATACCGATCTTGATTGCAGTATATTTGATTTCCTTACATCCGGCGCCTCTTATGTTTGTTAACGGTTATAATCTAAGTTAACCCATATTTCTGTACCAATGCAAAACAAGCAATCTTACATTTTCAGGTAAACAACATATCCGTCTGTTTCTGGGTTTGGTACAAACATAGAGTCACAATGATCGCAAACCACTTCAGATTTTGAATACATATCAACAATTGCCTGATATCTGCCTGCCAGAAACTGTCCACACTTTGGACAACGAAGCAAGTAGATCTTCTGAATATCGTTATGCATTTTTTCGTAATCGTCCAGTTTTGAATATGTATCCGCAACCGAAATACCCAGATGCCTGGCAATTGCTGCAGGATAGATGATATTTCCTGGCTTATATATAGACAGAAAACTTTCTAAGGCATCAGAAGTTTGGATTGCGATATCTGTCGTATCTTCAGAATATGTTTCAGAACTATCGTCCCAACCTACGGCATCAAGCAGGTCTTCGGAGTAACCATAATACTGATATACATCTTTAATATCATCCAAGCAGTTTTCTTTCGCATACATATGAGCAATTTCTCTCGCATGATAACGAAAAAGGAATTCCAGTAATAAGTATGCGCCTTCCGGCAATGTCTCTCTTGTTGGCTTTTCGTTTTCCATATCATAGACCTCCTTATTTGAATGCGAATGCTAATAAGATAGCAATAAAAATAACAATGATACCGAATGTTTTTGATTTTGATGCATTGTTTAATGTATCAGATAGGTTGTCAATCTTACTGGTATCCGACTCAATAAGCATTGCTTTTAGGTGATCAATTGTTGAGTCACTGCTCTTTAATTCTTCGACTTTTCGTTTCAAGCGTTCGTCGGCAAGATTTAGTTCAGCAGGTTTAGCATCAACAGATACGATATCAGTCAAAGTGTCAGCCTTTTCAAGAATTACCTGTGCATCAACAGGAACTTCTTTTGGAACTGTAACTTCGATATCTGATTTGTTTTCGGATAATGAGAGATTAGGTTCAGACATCTCCGCTTTAGCTTCGCCATTTAAACCTAACTCTCCAAAGCGAGCACACCGCGAATCTTTAGATTCGTGTGTACTTGATTTCGTTTTGTTCTTCTTGTATAAAACCATAGTTTTCGTTTCCTTTCTTTTTTTTTACTAAAAAAAACATTAAGTACAGATTTCATGCCAAACAACACAAATTGTTACCACGATGATTAAGTTTTTTAAATACATACTTAATACAGATTCTGAAGACTGTGTTCGTTCTAGTTCAAATTCCGTTATTATGATAGGAATTACAAACAATCCGCAGATGTAAAATAAATCAACTAGAATATTACCCGTCTGATATTGAATGATATCTTCGATCAGTTTACGCATGTTTCAATTACCTCCTATTTATTATTAATAATTCGATTACAAATACAAATAGGCTCATATTTGGAATAATTCGTCACAAAAACAAAAGAATTATAAGCAAAATAGCAACAATCGTGGCATACAAAAGTCGAACCAATAACGATTTTACAGGGAAGTCGTGCCGAATTGCATTTACAATACGGAATACAATTATCAAAATATCAAAACAAACAATAAATAAGAAAAACTGAATTACAACCATATAATCACCTCGCATTCTATCATTCAGTAACCTTATCAGTCACACTTTACTCTGTAACCGGATGACTGATAATCCAGTTCATGAGTTCCTGCATATCATGCATTACCGGCATATTCTTCAAGTCGTCAACGCTAACGGGATATAAATATTGTTTACGGATAACGTCACGAGTTACTGGCTTATCATTAATTGTAAATGTCAGATTTTTATACTTATCATTACTCAGAACGGAATACGAATTCAAATACGTGCGGCAGGTAACATTGTGCTGTTTCTCACGTCGGCACCAGTTCATGGTATCCTGATGTCTGCGATACATAATACCTGCTCTCTTTTGTGCAGGACTTTTTCGTTTCATTTTATCAAGATCATTCTTTACGGTGCCGAGTGTTTCAGGCTTGCAATGAAGAGTATTACATAAAATGTTTACTAATTCAGTTGAGCCCACTGTTTCAGGCACCTCTTTTAACGCATTCATTATATTTTCAATACGTTTTTCACCAAAAGTTGGAAGATGCTTCAGTAATCCAGCAATAAGCAATCCATTCTCGTATTCCGTACAATCAGAACTAAATTCGCAGACTTCAGACACGGAATACAAAACATCAACAACATGTCGGTATTCATCAGTATCAAGCAAATGAGCGATCTTAATCATATGAATATCTGAACTATCAAGTGTTCGCTCTCGCATCCTATTATTTTTAGCTCCGTTGTTTGTTTTCGGTTCCGGAATCTCTAAATATTCCGGAGTATAGAGAAAACGATTATTTGGAGCCACATATTCGGATGCAGACTGCTTTGTTATTTTGACCTCGTAATCTCTGAGATTACAGCTATCAAGTGCTGTAAACCTGTATAACTTATCGATATCCCAAATACAGAGATCAATACTAGGACTCGTGCTATATTTGTCCGCAATCATATCTAAGAGCACATACAAGAGATTACTCTGTGCGTATTCATGATTAGCGTTAAAAGCATTGATCTTACCATAAAAAGCGTCTGCGAATGCCTGATACATTTTAAGAGTACGATCTCCAGCTCCTTTCATAAGGAATGCAAGAAAACTGTCACCATACAATGCATTTCTTTCAAAGACTTCTACTGAACTTAGTGATGAAATATCGCATTCAGACTTTGGAGTTTCATTTGCTTTAAAAGAAGAAGAATCCAGACTATCGAAGTCAAAAGGATTAGATCCATCTGTGAGTTCCTCAAAAGAACATTCCGTAGAGACCCAATCATTGTTTTCAGAATAAAAATCATCTTCTTCGTTAACGCAATTAGTTTTACAAGAATTGAGTCTCAAGAACTCATCCTCACCGCTATCGGATGCAAGCTTAGAATTCTCATTCTCATTTGTAGGACTTATAACAACACTAGTGCAAGTTTTGATACGATTTCTACATACTTTAAGGCGCTCCTCTTTGTATGCGTCTTCGATCTCCTGGTATAATGCATCCCAGTCAATGGATACAGCCGTAATGTCGTCGCATTTTCGGACACGGTATTTTAATGCGATGCGTTTTACAGTTGCAATGGACGCCCCAGAGTAATCACTTACGGTTTCATAAGTTGGACGCTCCTCTGATGTTAACAGTTCTACGACCTTTTTCTCAGTATCCAGTCTTTTTCGTACAACATCCAGATGTGCCTGCTGGTTTCGATCCTCCCAGCTACAGCCGCCATCCAATCCGTATTTTTTGATTTCATTTTCATTCAGTCCAAGTTTGTTACAGATCCATAAGTTTGTGAGTTTATAGTATCCTGCATAAGATCCGTCATAAGAAGAATTGCTGTCAACGGATCTGATGATGCTCTTGATTCTGGATTCCTCGATTCGTTCTCCAAGATCATCATTAAACTGTCTTAATGATTTCACGGCATCCTGGTACTCAAGACATTGTTTTGCTGTATTATAGTACACAAAACAGAACACTTCACGATGTCCTCTCCAACTGGATCTTTCTTTCTGTAACTGTTCCAGTTTCATCAATAATTGGGCATGATAAAAGCTGGAGACAAAACGCTTTTCTCCAGTATTCTTCGTCTTACCTTTCTTGTTTGTGTTCTGTGTTTTTTCTGCAGTATCTCTTGAAAGAATTTTGCTATATTCGAATAAATTGCAGCAGCCTCTTTCATTTACTTCAAGCAGTGTACACATAGTCCCGCTTTTGCTGTTTCTTGTGCCCGGTAACCTGCAGATGCGAGCATGGTCTCCAATAACACTGGAATCCACAATAAGGGCATGTTCTCCGCATTCTGAAAGCACGTCTTTCATTCTTTCCGCAAGCAGATCATATAAGGTGTCAAAATACTGCTGCTGCTTTGCAGTTTTCGATGTGTTAGCAATAGAATTCGTCAGCACAAAAAAGACACCTAGACCGTTTCCAGTTGATGTGATCATAGTATAACGTGGTAATCTTCCATCGCTGACCGCTTCATGGATCATGTCAAGATTTTCATGAATGATCATCTCTGAATCTTCGTTTCTTTTGTGTCCCGGTAAATCGAGATCAATATACATGGCATTGAGGGAATATACATTTTCTGCACGTCTACTGGTGAATGGACCACCTGATGTCTTAAATGAGTTTACAGATACATAGACATCATCTTTGATCTGTTCCCCATTAATCTCAGTTATATCTTTTGTAACCTGCTGCATAACCAGGTCACCGTTATGAAACTGAACACAGATTACAGACCCACCTCTGGAATCCCTATGTAAGATACCAAGGAATCTCTGTTGTTCTTCTGTATTAAATTGTCTTGTTTCTCTGTCGTTTCGTGTCATAAAAATTCCCTCTCTGTTTTGTTACTGCTATTCATAAGGCTCACTTTTTGGAAAACTCGACGCTTTTTTTCGTTTTTCTTTTCTTCGTTTTCGTTATCATAAATATGTGGGAGTCTCAGACAGAGAAATAACAAGAGGGATTATATTGATGAATAGAGATAGATATTTTGTAGAACGGTGTAAAAATCTTCCGAGAAAACAAAGACAGACGATTATACACCTGCGGTGTTCAAATCTACGTTTTAAAGTACAAAACGAAGATCTTACTCTTGGAATACAGAGTACAAATCTTCTAAGAAAACAAAGGCAGATGATTATACACCTGCGGTGTTCAAATCTCCGTTTTTAAAGTACAAAAACGAAGATAACCCTCACCCGAGTAATCGAGTAAGGGTTGTAAACCTCACAGTATAAAACTTTATTACAGAGACTGGTTTTCGAATCCCTGGTATACGCAACCAAGAAACAACCAGGGTCTATAACCCAAGAACCTTACTTGTTGTGTGCCCGTATGGTATACGCAACCAAGAAACAACCAGGGTCTATAACGCGTTTATTAATATAGAAGTTGCCGATATAGGTATACGCAACCCGGAAACAACCAGGGTCTATAACAGCGAGCATTTCTGGAATTGTATTTTCAGGATATACGCCACCAAGAAATAACCGTGTTTTCTTTTGTTGTTATCCTAAATATGTGCGACTAATTTACAAAGGAATACTTTTTAAGGATGAGGAAGAGGATAAGGATAAGAGGAAGTTTGTCTGGTAAACACTTTTAAGGATAAGGATAAGAGGAAGTTCGTCAGGTTAAACTGCAAAACAAAAGACGCAACCGTATCGGTCACGTCTCTGTTTGTTTACTACAATTTGAATAAGAATTTGTCGTCCGGGTACCAGGATCCGCACACTGTACCATCACGATGGATAATCACCACATTCAACCACATCGGGTACCGGTTCTGGATCCGTTCCGCTAGACGATCGCCAAGGCAAATCCTTACCGTGATCTCTTTGTAGTATCCGTTTAAATACTGATTTCTTCTACGGATATCAACATCTTCGGATACTGCCAAACGATCCAAAACTTCATGAAACCGCTGTTCAGATGCTTCTGTTCCTGGCAGCAGCCGGTTCAAATAAAGCGGAACCTCATATTTTGCATACTCATCAAGATCAAAATCTTCGTCCACCGTAACACGAACACAAAGTTTATCTTCAAACAGCACTTTTGCTTCATTGATTGACAGTATTGGTGCTTTTGATTGGAAGATTTCTCTGTTGTCGTTATCATTCGCCGAATTCCGATGCAGATTGATGTATTTGATGTCGGAAACGTCATATCGGGCGTCTACATGAGCTCCATTTGTATTCCAGGTTATTTTTACGTCTGGACACTGTTTCCGAATAAGCATCATCAGCATGTTGAATTCCGTTGGTGGTAATGAACCACCTGTGATCGAAATCTCCTTGAAATCAGACTTATCGGACAACAATGCACGACAGGTTTGCAAGAATGACAGATGATCCGTCGTACATGGACGCAGGTCTTTGTCGATACAATACGAACAGTTTGCGTAACAGGTGCCAGGCAGGTTAATAACAAGCGATTTCGCATAGTCAAGCACCTCACGACCGCAAACAATACGGATATGCTGCTTGTATTCGTCTTCGTTTATGTCCTTCAAAGCTTGTTCTTTTATAAGAGTCGACAAAATCTTTGCATCCTTTGCGTTAGCTTCCATAATAATTGTTCTATCCATTTGTACTCTCCTTTTTTCGTTTTCTAGTATTTTTGTTACCCTAAATATGGGTTTTGTATCTGATAAGGCTCACATTTTGAGAACTTTGTTAGATTACAAAAAAAAAGAATGCAGCTAAATATAACTGCATTCCTATTTGGCTAACAAACCCTTTCTGTGGCTTTTTGTAATCTGATATTTTTATTTAAAGTGATCATTACTGCATCTTCAGGTGAAGAATCTTTTTCATCCATAATTTTATACAATGCATGTAATTGAACCACCCAGACATATCCATTTTGAAATTTATCAACAATAGACACTACGGTTCTTTCTTTCGTTACAACTTTATGGAAATTGTATTTATCCATTAATTCTGTAAGATAATTTGATACTCCGCCAAGCTCATTGATGTGTGCTATGATTTTTAGTGCTTCATCTGTTGTGTCTGCATCGCTGATAGGCTCATATCTCCATTCATAGCCTTTGCTCATCTCCCGATATTTTTCAATCAACATTACCGAAAGCGTTCCGTCATTATGATTTTCCACTACTACATAATTTTTCATTCACAAATTCCTTTCAATTAGTATCTTTTAACATTATTTCGAACGATTTCCATTTTTCTTTGTCTTATGTATTGCTAATCCTCTAACATTTTGAATTGATACCCTTTTCGACCTTTGCGATAATTTCCTGAAAAATATCCAGGAGATACATCTTCATAATCGACAGTGACTTCAATGTGTTCGTCCAGAACTTTTTCTATCATCAGGCCTTGTAACATTTCTTTGATATTGAAATGTGATAACGCCTGTTCCGCTAAGAAACAGAGAGAACCTTCATCGTCGGATTCTTTTAACGATGTGATAACATACGCGTCATCCATGGAATTAAGGAAAAATACAGATTTGCGATCCATAATTTTCTCAAGCTCATACTGGTGCTCTTTCTTAAATAGATCCTTATGCCCGCAGATTGAGCTGATGCGCATGGTAATGAAGTGCGTATTCTTTTTACCAACTTGTGGTTTGATTGTTCCGATTTCGTACATTTGAACAAACTGAAGATAATTGCCATGAATATCTGTCATATCCACAGTCCAGACACACACGATATACACGTCATGGTGTTCTGCATTTGCGTCCGGCAAATATGTATAAAGATCGACATCGTTATATTCTTTGTCTTTGTTGTTATACGCATGATAGCTGCATTTATTTGGGTATGGTCTGCCAACTTTGCATTCGATTTTCTTTGCATTCATACCATTTTTCTGCACAATATATACCTCAGCACTGACTCCGCCATTTGTGAACGGAAAAAACAGCGAACATCCGTCTTCTATGCAAATCACATGCGAATCATCGAATGATACATCCGGATATACCCTTTCGAACGCTGCTTTGTTTTTGTTTCGCGTCTCGATTCCGTTTGTATCAACGTCGCTATAATCTACACCATCATCTACACCATCTTCGTTTTCTCTCTTATGACATAAATACTCGGGATCCGCTTTATCCATATCAAATTCCGGGTTTCGCTTTTCAATCAATGTTAGTGTTTTTATGTTGTTGAGATTAAAAGCTTTCAGATTCTGTCTGCTTTTCCAGATTTTACTTCCGGATACAAGTAAATCCATATAATACCATGAATTTCTCATTAGAAGTCCGCTGTATACTTTTCCGTTATCCATTTCTACCTGTATCTTATCACCTAATTCATAGTCTCTTTTGATGAGCTGCTCCATATATTTCCCATAAAAAGGTTCACCATATGCTGGTTCTCTATCTTTTTCGTATCTGCCACCGTTTTTCACGAACTGCTGTATTGTACTGATTGTATCTGTAATCATAATCTCTCTCCTAATTATTCTTCCAGCCATCCGTATGCCGGACACTGTGCACTCCGATTATCTGCGTTATCTAAGTCATCCTTGTGTTCTTCCATGAATTTGATGCATATATCTTTACCGCAATACCATGGAGCCGACATCCATTTCGTTTCTGCGTAATCTAATTCATAACCAACAATTTCGATATCTAATCGATTCCATCCAAAATGATCACAAATGATTCGGATCATATCTTCATTTCGCGTAAGTTTTACTAATTTGTCACGATCGAAAGATACTTTCACAGCGTCTGTAATGTAGACCGCCGTGCTTCTAATACCGATCAGTCTTGATTTCTCTTCAATATAGAAATATGTTTCTTTTTCTGACCGGAACTGCACGAGTTTGTTATCTTTGTATGGGCGGAAAGCTACATCGAAACCGACACCAGTAATCAGTTTATCTCCCACATGATCGCCGCCGAAATAATTGAACAAATAAGATGCCGTGTATGTTTTTGGCGTCTCATTAATTTCGGATACTGGTTCTGCATTATCCTGTTTGTCTTCGTTTTCTGCATCCATCTTTTTCAACTCTTCCAGCATTTCGTTTGCAGCAGCTTTGTTGTATTCCACACAATGGAATGCCTTTTCTGCACTTTGAAAGTGTCCATACTGGCATAATCGTTTTTGCTTTTCGCTATTGTCAGAAGTATCTAATAAGGCATCTGGTTGCAGCTCCATCTCGTCGTCTTCCAAAATTCGATACAGAATACCAGTATCTTCAACGTAGACGAATTCTTCTCTTTGTGTTATGTTGTCGAGATATAACGTATTTGTTTCTGTTCTCAAGATATATTTTTCACTCATAAAAATCTCCTTCCTTAATCATTCTCTTTTAATTTCCATTCTGTCTTGTATTGTCCAAGTTCGATGGAAAAATCCCCATAACACCCAGCAACCCTTAATTGGTAACCATATTCACTATTACAATAATCGACAACTTTCATTTCTTCCCATTCGTCAGATGTTGATAATCGCACCAATATAGTGTCTCCAATTTTTGGATGCGGGATGGAATCATATACAGATAATTTTTCATCCAAAAGTTTTTGTGCCTCTTCTGCTGATATTTCAATGAATTTACCGTTTATACATTTAATCCATGATAATTCTATTCTTCCACAAAACCTGTCTATATAATGAGCTTTTATTGAGTCTACACATGTAAACACATAATCATTATCATTTATGGGTTTTAGGAACACAAATGATTTTGGCATACAATCAATCCATATACCATAATGCCATCCTTCATATTTGCCTAATATTTTAAACCCATCACCATACTGTTTGAATTTATATGCCATCGTGATCATCCTTCCTTTAATTTATGGAAGGCACAGGAGATAAGCTAAATATTCACATCCTGTGCCTTGTGTTTCCTAATGTACAGTCAGTCGTTTTGCGGCTTCGATACACAGTGCACTACGCTGAGCTTCATCTTCTTCAAATGTGATCTGTGCACACAGTGGTGAGCCTTTCATCTTTTCTGCCGTAAATACGAGTCCATTGTTTCTTTTGTCCAGATATCTGGCGTCGATCTGATTCGGATCCCCAAGAAGGACGACCTTTGTTCCTTCGCCTGCTCTTGTTACGATTTCCAAAGCCTGGTTTACAGTTAAGTTCTGAGCTTCGTCGACGATCAAATAGGATCTTGAAATGGATCGTCCACGTAAATAACCGACTGCTTCGATTCGCACAAAACCTCGTTCCATAACAAAATCAATCTGTTGTTTTGCAGTAGCAAGATCGTGTTCTTTTCCGGCAAAGATTGTCTGCATGTTGTCCATAAACGGTGCTACTAACGGAGACATCTTTTCTTCGAGGTCACCTGGCAGGAAACCGAGATCGTTGTCAGAGATTGTGTTACTTCTTGTGATAAGAATCTGATCATAATCATTGTCTTCGTATTTGCTGGACGATCTGGAAAGTTTGTTATAAGTATGAGCAAGCCCACATGCAATTGCTAACATTGTCTTTCCGGTTCCGGCAGGTCCTTTTGCAATTACAAGAGGAATCTCATCAACCGGGGCGTTTAATGCATGCATTAACATTCTTTGGGATGCGTTTCTTGGTTTAATATCACGATAAGCTGGAACACTTTTTGCATCCACAATATAAATGCGCCCATTACGATGAATTCCGATAGCGGATTTACTTGATCCTTTCATGATCAAATATTCGTTTTCTACCAGGTCATCGGCTCCTGTAAATGCAACTCCTACTCCTTCTTTACCTGCTGCATATAAGTTATCAATATCCTCGTCTGTCACTGTATCAATAAAACGTTTTCCTGAATACTGTTCATTCGAACTGGATTCGATACTCTCATTTCGATACCCTTCAACGAGAGCGCCACAAGCGGATGCATTGATTTTCATAGAAAGATCATTGGTTACCAAAATTACTGGCATCTGATACTTTTCGCTCTGACCCATTTTGAGTACAGTTGCGATGATACGATTATCCGGAACCTCAATATTGTATCCGGTTGGAAGTACGGAAGCGTCAACCATGTCAGGTTCCAGCATAATGCGACCTCCGTCCCAGGTTTTAACACCTTCAATTAATGATCCCTGTTTTCTAAGTGATTCCAGAAGACGAACGGTTTCTCTTGTGTTGTATCCGCGTTCTCCAGGATCGCCTTTGTGTGCGTCGAGTTCCTGCAATGTGGTTCCGGTGATTACGACATCATTGTCAGCGAATCCGAACAATGCATTCGGGCTTGTCATCAGGATGTTTGTGTCAAGTACATAGGTTTTCTTCATAAAGTGATCTCCTTCTTTGAATGCGAACAGAGGATTCTGATTAGATCGTGTCCGCTTATTCAGGAACCGAGAAAACGAACTCTCATTGTTCCCTATGTCCTAAATATGTGTGAGACGGAGACATAGAAAAAGAGCAGCTGTTATAGCCACTCTTTGTTCTTGAATTATTCTTCTATAACTAATATATCTGTTGGCTTTACCGCAATTTCCTGTCCACTTTTCAATTCAATAATTGCAAGATTTGCAGCCCACAGCATATTTGTTACAGTTCCTGTTTTTCCTTTGTGTTCTCCATAAATTACTTTAGCTTTCATTCGCAAAACCTCCGTTTAGTCAAACTGATTTCTAATGCTTTTCAATTCCTTAATCAAGTATCCACACATAACCTCCTGAGACATACCGTCGCAGTCATTATTAGAAGCCTTTGTTAAGCCCTTGATGACATGATCTAAGTTGCTTTTTAATATTTCTGTTTCTTCAAATGTTAATATTGTACATTCTTTTAACATAATTCAATCCTCCTTGTATGCGTTTATTTTGTTATCTTAAATATGAAATTAATTACTTCATACTAACGGTGTTTGTGTTAATATTGCCGTCCGATATTTGTCGTCCAGATAATTAAGTAATTCCATGACTTTATCCAAATCTTCGTCATCAAGCGATTCCAAGGTGATTAACAAATTTCCATACTTGGATTTTGAGTTCTCCAGTTTGTATTTCAGATCGCTGCATTTCTTATACTTCAATGCCAGTTCGTTTTCAGTCATTGCGATATCGTTATAAACAACAATACGATCATAGATATCCTTGTCCGAAAACGTCCTATCTCCAATTTTAAATGATTTTCGTTTTGCGCTGATCTTTTCAACAGTTGCTTTTTCAACACATGGGTGTCTGTAATAACGAGACCAACCTGCGGGAATCCAGAAAACAATACCGACAGTATCTCCTACTTTTAGTTCCTCTGGTGATAAGAATGTTAATGATTTACTCATATTTGTTTCCTCCTTTTCGTGTGTAAAACATTTTGTTATCCTAAATATGTGACAGAGTGTATGCACACAAAGAAAAGGAAACAATCATGATGATCGTCCCCTTTCTGTGTGTTTTATCCGATTTTGTTTCCCAAGACTTAACCTCATACCGGTAATTCGTATTCTGGCGGTATCGTTTTGTATTTTGGCCGTGAATATTGATTCTCAATATCTACATTTGCAAGTTCTTTTGCACGAATCTTGTATGCCATAAAAGCGACATTACAAGATTCAAATCGTTCATCTGTTGTAACAGAGTATTTCGTAGGGAAAACAATCAAGTCCTCGATTGTTTTAATTTCGCCACACAGTTTTCGAACTCTGGATGAAAAATTGATCCAGTAATCGTTATAGGCATCTAATGCTGTTGCGAAAAACTTATTACCAGATAACGTATCATAACCAAAATCAGTAGCAATCTTTTCTCCATTACAATTAACAGATTCTAAGCGTTCGCACTTTACGATATTGTGTTCCATTATCTTTATAACCTGGCACTTAATAATGGAATCACGCCAGTGCTCATAATGGTATACAATGTCATCCGGTTTGAAATCATTCGTTTTCTGTACTTTGTCTTCGTTCATATTGGTTCTCCTTTGCGTAACGTCATCTGTAAGTTCTTTTCCCGTTGTATGCAGATTTTCGATCAAAACAACTGTATGTCCTTCTCCAGGTTCATCCAAGTCGAGCCTGACACACAATCCGTACTGACTAAGTATTAATTTGCTTGAGATGGTTCCTTTCAGAATCTGATTGTTTCTGATATCCCGGGATAACACTTTTGTTCCAATTTTTACGTCTGATGGTTTCATATTTACTTACCCCTCTGAATCTTTACGACCGGCTTCGTATTCTTCCTCACTGATCGGAATCAGACTGTCATAATACTTCCACGCTTCTTCATGAAACTTTGATGTTTCATTTGACAGATACTCGACAATGAGTTTGAGATAATTCATCGCCTCATCACGTTCGATACCCATTAATGGAGCAATAAGATCGAGTTTTCCTTTGAACTCCCATTTTTCTTGAGTTAGATCCGCATCTCCATTACCATCTCCGGTATACCCGTATGAAAGTTTGATGGTATCCGCGTTAGCAAAGTATTCCGGATGCGTTGTTTTAAAATACACATTTGTTACCTTCTGTTCTCCATCCGGTACTGGTTTGTTGCCGATTTTTACTGTGTATCCAAAAGAATGGACTTCGCCTATCTTACTCATACAATCGGCACATATCTGCATTTCCTTGTCGTTGATCATCACTTTTGCAACATCTTTTTCGTTTCCACAAATTTCACATTTCATTTTAAATCCTCCTTTTACTAAGTATTTTGCATGCATTTATTTTGTTATCTTAAATATGTAACCAGACGGTCGCATGCAAAACTATTTGCTCCAAACTTCTTTTAATGTCATTTTTTCAAATTCTTCTTTGGAAACAGGAACTAAAGCATCGAAATACATATGAGCTTTTCTATGATATTCCGAAGATTCATCGTTCAAACAATCGATCATAAAACGTCTGTAGTCTCCGTATTGATCACGCTCAAAATTCATTACAGACGCAACAACATCCAGTTTTGCTATAAGTTCCCATTCTTTACGAGACATATTTTTGTTGTTCTGCCTGTATTCTATTTTGATTCTGTCTGCGTTTCCGAAATATCCTGGATGCAAAGTTTTAAGGTATACATATGTTTTCTCTATAGCCGCATCCGAAATATGATCAGAAACAGAACGGAAACCAATCGAATGGATATCTCCAATCTTATTGATGCAATCGGAACAAATATTTATGTCTCGTTCGTTTATGGTAACCGACCTTACTGTATTATTTTCTATTCCACACTTATCGCATTTCATAATCATAACCTCCAGTTTTAGAATTCTTTGTTTTTGTCTCTGTTTTCACCCTGCACTTATGGTAATAAAGACCATCTTTTTCTTCTGTTATGTTGTGAATACAGGAATGGCAATAATGATCGCATTCTGTTTTGCTGTTATTTAATTCAGGACTCATAATAACACCTCCAGATTATCGTTTTTTGTACACAAATGATAAGGCTCACGAATTCAAAAACTCGTCAGCCTTATGATTTCTTTGTAAATGTTTTCAAAGATTAATTCATCCAGTTCTTTACAAACTGATAACAGATCTGAATTAGTTTATCCGGATTCGTTCCGTTATAATATAACATCTGATCCCTTCGATCCGGATATGCACTTTCTACCATACAGACAAGCCGGTGTGCTACAAACTTTGTATTCACACAAAAGAAATCTGTTTTTGACCCAACAGCATTTGTATTCTCTTTTGTTAGCTGATCAACATTTGTCCAACCCATGTCTGCTAATTTATCGAGAAGATCATTTCTGCCTCCGATCATTAATATCCGGAAATTGTTCAAATAATCGATCATTTCTGTTTGGGATACGGATATTTCGGAGGCAAAATCTTCGTCCTCCACTGTTTCCTCCAAGAAAATATTCCGATTCTTTGTTTTTTCTTCTTTAAGTTCCTGTGTCATGTTTTCTATGATTCCTGATTTTACAGATAATTGATACTCTAACTCTTTAATCCGCTTATCCCGATCATCCAACAGCTTTTGATAGTCCGATTTTTCGGCTTCTTTTGATTTTAATTGTTTGTAATCGGCGGCTATAGATGTCAGCCGTTCGTTTTCTGAAACCAGCTTTTTGATCTGTCGTTCGGTATCAGAAATCAAACGCTGTGATTCTGCAGCATCTACGACAGTATCCACATTGAAACTCCGATCCAAAAATCCAAGCAGTTCAAAAACAGAAAAATAATGGATCCCGGTATCATCGTGTCCGTCTCTGTTATAATTTGCGGTTCTCTGCATTCCAAATGCTTTTCTGAATACAATCTCATTTTCGTATTGCTGTTTTGGAACGCCTTTTATCATTTTTGAGCCAGTTGCAACTGATCTCATATGTCCGATCACATAATAATTTCCCTCATAGGAACATTTACTGATATGGAATCTGCCGAGTTCGAAGTATTTTCCAATGAAATCGTTTCCCAAACAGTTTTTGAAACACGATAACAAGTTATAAGAAAGACAATCGTTTATCTCGTCATGATCCATACCGTGTTCCAAAATATGTGAACCAAGTATTTTGGTATCTCCGAATACTTCATATATAGCATACATAACAATTAAGAAGGCATAAATAGATAAGCCACGACAATCAGAAATATAATATTTATCGTCGTTCACGCAATATCCCATTTTCTTAAACACCATCCCTTCTTTCGGATACTGTTGTAAGTTCGGAAAAAGACTGTATAATGTGTTTTTGTGCTCGGTATCAGTCATACTAATACCAAGGAAAAATGGAAGTCCAGTGTTGTACAATCCATCTACGCAATTCATAAGTGAAGATATAAACTCCCTATCTGACAGTCTTGATTGTAGATACAAAGATTGCGCACATTCGCAAATCCATTCATACCGGTAGTCAACAAATCTGGAGGTCATGTTGAGTGGTATGTACATTGGGTTTTTGTTATCCGTTAACGAATCCTGAGATAATTCATTTCGAACACGTTTATAGTCTTCTAAATCATAATAGTCCCATTTTATCAAATCCAGAAGATCTACAGGCAATTCCTTGTCAAACGATTCCTTTGTGATACTCATTGCTGTAAGTTCTGATATTCCGACACAAAGAAACGGAATCATATCTATTTTTATATCATCCTCTTTGATTTCTTCACAACAGAATGCAGGTATATAAAAACCGTCTTTTAAAACAAACGTTGTGATGTCGGCAAAAGGTATTCGTTTCCCGTTAATTTGTAGATTATCTCTTACTTTGTAACTGAGATGTGGTTTCTTTTTCCAGTTTTCTAACGATTGAAAACCTTCTTTGTTTTTACTGTTTTCGGAATCAAGTGCACACGAAGCTAAAGCTTCGTGGTGTGCTTGCTTTGGAGAGTTTGGTTTAAAAAGCGAAGCTGAAGCTTCGAGGTTTGAACCTAATCTCTCCTTATCCATACACCTTCGTTCTTTTCTTGACATTGGTTCCACCTGCAAGCTTGTCATAGTTATCGATATCTTTTTGTCTTTCGCTTTTGTTTTTAAATCCATGTAAAAATCCTCCTATTTCTTTTTCTTTTGTAAACAAAAAGGCTCACGAATCCGAAAACTCGTCAGCCTAATTTGTGTTAATCTACGTATCTTTTTAATCCTGTCTGGTAAAACGGAATTGGCATACGCTTGAATCTGTATTTTTCTACACGTTTATCAATTACGTGTTTGATTTGCTTATCCTCAATTTCGCCTGTTCTGATATATCTATCCATAACAGCGTATTTAAAACCTAAAGCATCCTCATCGGTGCTTCCACATAACCCGTCAGATGGAATCTTTTCAATTAATTCTTTTGGTAACCCAAGTTCATATCCAATAGCTTTTACTTCGTCTACTGTTAAATCTGCTAATGGTGCAAAATCACCAACTGCATCTCCCCATCTTGTTTCCCAAGAAAGAAGTGTTTCTGAAAGATTACATGTATTCGCAACCCGTCCATTTACCGACTGAGAAACAGCATATAAAGTTGCCATACGAATACGCGCCGGAAGATTTGTTGTAGTTTGTTCTGTAACCTCAATATCGGCTGCATTTTCATGGATACTGTCTAATACTCCATTGATTGCAGGTCCAACATTTACTGTATAGTTTTTGATTCCTAAGTGATCACAAAGCATATGAGAATACTTAATGTCACTCTGCTCTCCATTTGGCATCAGAACACCAATTACCCGGTCCTTACCCAAAGCGGCAACACACAGTGCCGCCACGACACTGGAATCTTTACCGCCAGACACACCCACAACGGCATTACAACCGTTGCCATTCTTTTCAAACCATGCTGTCATCCATTCTACAATTTCGTTTTTCACTTTCTTTGCATCAAACATATATGTTTCCTCTCTTTCTTTAAATCCGGTTCATCACATCATAGAATCGGATTAAATATTCGTATACATTCTCCGGTACCAATTGTTTTACTTTGTCAAACTCGCCTTTTTCACACAGATTTCGAACCAAACTTGATGATGTATGGTTTTCCGGAATCCGAATCTCTGTAAAATGATCTTTGTATTCCATCAATCCGGATTCCTTTAAAGCTGTTTCTAATTTTTGTCCTTCCCTTACACAGGCTACAAACTGGTATTCCTCTACAAACGGTTTCCAATTATACCAAGCAGGCAAGTCTTTTATGTTATCCATACCAAGACAGATATAGTATTCATTGAACTTATAATCTTTCTCTGCCTCGTCTCTTAATTGTGTGATCGTATTGTATGTTCTCTGTGGAAAGAAACTAGTTGTTTCAATATCCAGAGCCCATATATTATCTTTCTCACAATTTGGCATCGAATTGATGAGCGATACTCTACAATATCCCGGAATTAATGTTTTCTTCTTTGCGACATATGTATCGTGCGCCGGGATAAAGTATACGATATCAGCATTGACTGCCTTTTTCGCAGCCAATGCCATATCCACATGTGCATTTGTAATCGGGTTGAAACTACCCGGAATAAGCAAAATCTTATTCATAATTCATTCTCCAATCGATACATCTTCTAAGGTAATCCACATATTCCGGATTCTTACACATGCCCTTGCCTTCGACGTCTGACAATTTTGCAACATCCATTCCGTTACATTTTGTCGTTTTCATGACGATGTTCAATGCTGGTACGTCTGTGTCATTGCTGATGTAAGTGCCGATCCCGAAAGCAACGTTTACTCTGTTGTGAAAGTGATGGAATAACTGGTCCGCTTTATCGAAGTCAAGACTATCGCTGAAAAGTAATGTCTTTGTTTTCGGGTCAATACCCAGAGATTCGTAATGTTTAATCATTTTCTCGCCCCAAGCAATTGGATCGCCGCTGTCATGTCTAACTCCACTGAACAACGTTGCGTATGTTAACTGGAAATCCTTTAAAAAACAGTCTGTTGTAATTGTATCCGTAAGGGCAATACCATTTAAAACGCCATATTCTTTTACCCACGCATCAAGCGCATACCAGTTTGAGTAAGATGGATTGTGTTTGTGGTTTCCCTGACCGGAACACATAATCCACTCATGAGCCATAGTACCAACCGGTGTCAGGTTGTATTTCTTTGCCAGGTATACATTTGACGTACCGATAAATTTTGATGAACTATGTTTTGTGTCATTTAAGTGAGATAATTTCTCAACAGCCAGTTCCTGAGCTTCGGCTGACAACCGTCTTCGAAGACCGAACTCAGAGAAAGTACCAATGTATAAGTGACCATTTCTGAGTTTTTCATACTTCGCATCTAATCTTCGTTTAAAGCTTTCGAATAACTCATCATAATCATATGCCATTCTGAAATACACTTCGTTTACGATAGCGAGTGTCGGGATCTCATACATGGATGTATTTAACCAGGTTCCCTTTGTTTCGATTGCCAGTCCGCAGTCAGAGTCTGTCGTAATCTCGAAGTCCTCATAACGTGGCTGCCATAATCGCAAGAAATCTACATAGGAACCCTTCATCCATTTAATATTATCAATGTATGCCAGTTCGTCTTCGGTGAAACGCAAACCACAATACAGCTTAATCTGCCTGCGGATCTCTTCTACCATTTCCGGAGTAAAATGTACATCTTTGTTTCTGCACTTAAAGCTCCAGGTTGTTTTGTAGTCACTGAAGTGGTGATAAATTGCCTGCCCCATACTGAGCTTATACATATCGGTTTCTAACAAGCTGTGAATAATCTGATCCATAATTATTTTCCTTCTTTCTTAATTTGTTCGAATACTGCTCTATCGTTTTCACATTTACAAAGCATATTCATATACTTATCAATGAATGCTTTATCATTCGGGTGCATTGCAATTGGTTTACTTTTCTTTACGTTCCACCACTGCAATTCTTTTTCAAACGTAAACGATTTTCCGTAATACGCCTTACCCGCGCCCAGATAGTCACAAAGCATTTCTTTCTTATACTTCAATGGCATTTCGATTGGTTGACCACCGTTATCGAAATTGTCTTCCCAATACTCGTAGTGGTGTTTGTTTCTTCCTTTATGATGCATCCAAGCTGCCGACCACCCGTTTTCTTTCTTACAGGCGTCTATCGGACTCGAAGTACCTTGATAGTATTTCACACTTTCGAAAAATTCTGTCGGCGAAAACTTTGACAAATCATGTGTGAGGCCTTGCAAAGGGATTCCTGCTTTACAGCAATAATAGAATACCCAATGCTTGTGAACACATACTTTTGCAAAATGCTTAAATGCATTTACAATGCGGTTACTCATTGATTACCTCAATCTGGCAGGACTTCATAATTTCCAATGCAGCTTTATGTTTTTCCGGGGTAACTCCGGCACAACAACTTGCATCTACAGTGATATCACTATCAGGAAAAAGAGCTCTCATAATAAGTGCATTAGAAATCACGCAGATATCTGAACAAAGACCACAAAGTTCTATACTTTTAGTATTCATTAGGTAGGAATCCCACGGAGTGAAACCAAAAGTCCTTTTATCAATTATGATGTCCTGTTTTTCATCGACTTCTAATTGATTAGAAATCTGCCAACCAAAACCACCGAAGATGCAATGCATTACTGGTAAAAGCTTTCCTTCATGTGTTTCGAGGTAGTTTGCAAGATGGGTGTCTCTAGTGAAGATCACCTGTTTTCCTGCTTCTCTGTACTCTTTAATCTTTTTCGCTACATTTGGTACGATAGCAACGGCTTCTTTTGTTCCAAGTGAACCATCGATAAAGTCGTTCTGCATATCGACTACAATTAATGTGTCTTTCATAGATTTTGTTTCCTTTCTTTTTGTTTGCTGTTTATCATTTACACATATTACAAGGCTCACTTTTTGCAAACCTCGTCAGGAATATGAGAAAAAGGATAAGAATAATGAACAGAAAAAGTGCCTGACTGTCTCTCATCTCATCTCATCCTCATCCTTATCCTTATCTCATCCGATTACTTTTCGTACCGCTTCCAGTACTCGGTCTGCCTGAAATGGTTTTACAATGAAATCTTTTGCTCCAGCCTGGATTGCTTCGATTACCATTGCCTGCTGTCCCATAGCAGAGCACATAATGACATTTGCATTTGGGTCCAAAGCTTTAATACGTCTGACCGCTTCGATTCCGTCTACCTCTGGCATTGTAATATCCATCAAAACCAAATCCGGTTTCGCTTCTGGGTATTGTTCTACTGCTTTCAATCCATTTTCTGCCTCTGCTGCAATTTCATATCCGTTTTTGACTAAGATATCCTTAATCATCATTCTCATAAATGCTGCGTCATCGCAAACCATAACTCTCTTCATCACGCAATCTTCCTCTCTTCTTTTGTTTTCTTTACTATTGTATCTTCCTCTTGATCTTCCGACAGCTCATCATTCGGGGTCTCTTCGTTTCTTGTCCTGTTGTGCTGTACCCTCACTGCGTTACACTTTACAAATTCGTCAGAGGATGTCAGTTTTACCAGGTACTCTACAGCAGACTCAAAAGTAATGCCCTCAAACCATTCGCTGCCAGGTTTCCTGTATTCCGCAAAATGGTCATGCATGATATGTTCCAGACTATAGAGGACAGTAGGGATTGATACATATTCGCGTACGATCTTATGCCCCGCACCATTGGAACCGGACAGAGATCGTTTTCTCTGTTCGAAGTCTGTTGTAATTCCAATCTTTATAAGTCCTTCATCGTTTTCCAAAACATAGATGTTATATTGTTTCATTTTTTTGTCTCCTTGTTCCTATTATTTCAACATCATAAATATGTGCGAACAGATAACAAAGGAATACAAAAGACATAAAAAAGTGTCTGCGACACTCTCAACTCCCCTAACCCCTCATTCATGAGGGGAAGGGGTTTTCTTATCTCTTTCTTTATTGTAAAATTCTATTATGAATATATTACAATCCATCTTTACCGATTATTATGAACACATCATTTACGAACTCCATCCTCGTCCTGCTGTCATTGAAAATGTCAACAAGATGATTCATTGTGGTGATCCTTCTCACGGTGGTGCCATGTATGGCTGTCCTCACTGTGGAAATCTTAAATTTGTTCCCTTTCGCTGTAAAAGTCGTTTTTGCCCTTCCTGCGGAAACAAATACAACCAGCTTCGTTCTTTTCATATGTCCTGTAAGCTTGTTTCTTGCGTTCATCGCCATTGTGTTTTCACTATCCCAGCGGAACTTCGCGTTTATTTTCTCGAAGACAGAACTCTCTTAGATTGTTTATTTCATTCTGTTCGTGATGTTGTCTTACGCATGTTTTCCAAAATGAATAAAACCGAAAACTTTACTCCTGGGCTTATCTGTGTTCTTCACACTTTTGGGCGTGATTTAAAATGGAATCCTCATATCCACGCTCTCATCTCAGAGGGTGGGGCTGGTAACATCACTCCTTGGCGTCCTGTCAAACACTTTGATTACAATTTCCTTCGTAATGCTTTTCGCAAAGTACTGCTTGAACGACTTACCTCCCGCATTGGTCCGGCTTTTCGCAAAGTCAAAAATGAAATGTACACGAAACACGCTGACGGCTTTTATGTCCGTGCAAAACCAAATCTTTGCACTCCTGATATCACCATTAAATACATCAGCCGATACCTCGGCAGACCTGTTATTGCCACATCGCGTATTGATACTTATGACGGTGAAAACGTAACCTTTCATTACACCAGACACGAAGACAATAAAACTGTTACTGAAACCATTCCTGCTTTGAACTTCATTCAAAAACTCATTGTCCATATCCCCGAAAAACATTTCAAAATGCTTCGCTACTATGGGATATATGCAAAACATCATAAGCAGGAAAAGAAGCTCCGTAAATGTATTTCTGCCGAAAAACAACGTTTCCTACGTTCTATTCAGGACTGGCGGCAATCCATTCTGCTCTCTTTCGGATACGACCCTCTCTGTTGTTCCGAGTGTGGTACTTCTATGTTGGTTTTAGAAGTTTACCACAAAAAAACTACACTATTTGAACAATATCGAAAGGTTATGAAATATGGATAAATCCATGTTCATAATAATTCTTTCTCCATAGTCAGATAGTGCAGCTAACCTAAACCAAAACAAAAAACTTCATAAACAACGTCATGGCGAAGCCCCCTTCGCTCTTTTGCTATGTCATTTTTTATTTCCAGCCTATTATACACTATTTCTGACGATTTGAGAAATTTCCTATAAAGTAAGAAAAGGAGTACTCTGTTGTACTCCTCTAGTCGATTTCTCTTATGATTGTGATATTCAAAACTTTTAACATATCGATTGTTTCGTGGTTCGTCATTACAATTGGGCGCTGAACAGATTCTGCCCGGTTTTTGATTACCCTTGCAATGCGCCCATCTGATAACTCGACGTCGCAACCAACCGGATACAACACAAGGTATTTCAGAAATGTTTCAACGACATGAAGATCAAACATAGTGCCGCAATGAGACATTAAGAACTCAATACTTTCCGACGCCTGATAATCGTCTTTATATGCTCGTTTACTACAAAGAGCGTCATAAACGTCAGCAACATGAATAATCTTTGCAATCAATGGTATTTCGTTACCGGAAAGACCTTTTGGATATCCGCTTCCGTCTTCGTTTTCATGATGCAATAACACTCCGGCTCTCGTTGCTGCACTGATTCCAGGATTTCCATACAACATATCGTATCCAATTTGCGGATGCTTATTTATGATCGCACGTTCTTCGTCTGTTAGTTTCCCAGGTTTATCGAGAATAGAAGTGTCAATCATCGTTTTTCCAATATCGTGTAACATTGCTGCGGTCGCTAAATCATGCAACTCCTTTTGCTGCATCCCAAGACCGATTCCACAAGCTGTCGCATACAAAGATACATTGATGCAGTGATTGTAGGTTGCGTTATGGTGCGACCTCATATCCTGTAAATCAAGAAGCAGTTCATCACGTTCCAACATTTCGTTTACGATCTTGTTGGTACAATAAATAACCTTATCAATATCGATCGTTTTTAATGCAGTAACCGCTTGAACTCGTTCTTGCTGTGTGATAATTCTGTGTGATAATTTCATCAAAGAATTCATCTTAATACCTTTAACAAGCCATGTGCGGAGACCCGCGACTCATGATAATAGAATGTTAGTTCTATTATATCAGTCGTGGGATGAGCACTCCTGGCTATGCCGTCACCTTTCTTTGTTCTGTTAAATTGTTACTCAAACACACTCCGAAGCTTAGCATTATAGAACATTAGCAGTTCTATAATCTTGGCTTCGTAAGTGTTTGATCTGTTTGTGTAACTTTGTGTTGTAAACCAGTGTTACACGACTGTAGAATGAACAGAAATCTTTCAGTCTGCTCATTTTATACTTTGGAACTGTTTAATCACTGACCTCAGAGCTGCAGACTAGGTATGACATCTGCAGGTGACTATCACCTGGATTAAACTCCCTATTTACGGATAACGTAGTTCTCATACGGAAATACAATGTAAGAACTGAGGCTAGTCAACCAGGACTTTTTACAAGCCCGTCACTTTAGTGATGGGTAGTTGACAATTCGAATACTTATCATAAATATAGATACCGGCATATTCTAACGCCCGTATCTGCCGGATATTTGTATTTGTTATTGTATGATTTGCTGCCATTGACATACTCCCACGGTTAAAGCCATGGGATTCTTTAGATTTACTCAGCTTCACCTGATCCGAAGACTGGGATATATCTGAGGTTTTCAAGATTTATCACTTATGGGATTTCGATACCCGTGTATCTATTTTCCAAGCGAAAGGTCTATGTCTGGACCTGTATTTTGTTTCTAATGTTGTGACTCTATATTAAAATCCAAAGCACTGCTTCATGGAT